TTTACACCTTTGGTGGCAGACTGCATAGCTCTTGCAGTTTTATCCTTAGCAATAATGTCTATGTTTACGTTTTTTGTTGCCACTATCTTTGTGCCTTTGCTTGTCTTAGTTGCTTTTCTTGTTCTTCATGTTGAAGCTCAAAATAAGCTATCCACATTGTAAACTCCTCAACAGACATTTGCAAGATTTCGGAAACTGACTTATGAAGTTTTTCTGCTAAACCGAAGATATTATATAGTTCAGTGCTTCTTTTTAGTTTTTTTTACTATCTTCAACGTCTTGACCAGTTCCCATTATTTTGGTGGCAACATCAGCAATAACATTTGTATCAGCTTTAGTTTTAAAAGCTAGAACATGAGTAGCATTAAACATTTTTTCGCCATCTTTTGTTAATGCTTTTTCAATGATTACATCAATTAAAACTATTAGGTCAGTTCCACTAGCTCCTTTGAATATTTTTTGTTTTTCAAGCATGTTGAATGGTTTGCAATATATAGCTTTATCGCCTACCAAACCCCATTCTGGAACCTCAATTATCTGTGTTTCAAGCTGAGTAAAATGGTCTCTGATGCCATCAAAGTAATCAATCTTTGTGTCTGACATTTAATTAAACTGAGCCTATGGTCAGACCACCAGTTCCTTGTAATGAAACAGTTCTTGTTGTAACACCATCTAATGTAACACCAACTGACATGCCAGTAACGATACCAGTACCAGAGAATTTTCTATCACCAGATGCACTTCCCTCTGGCATAAACTCAAAACTCGCACTAGCACCTTGCACTAATGTTGTTTGACCAGAATCGGTTTCATCAAAGTTCATATCAATGGAAGCAGTAAATGTACCCCTACCAACTAAAAATGACTTCATTGAACTACCTAATGCTGTGTCCTCAACAACGTCATGTGTTGTATCTATTGTGAATCCAGTTGCATTACCTATAGCAGTGCCACCGACATGTAAAACTCCTTCTTTCCCATGATGTGTAGCCATTTAGACCTCCTTTTCTTCTTTGGGTTCTTCAGCTTTTTTTGAAGCTTTTTTTTCGTTTACCATTTTAAAACCATTTTTTTCAAAATGTTCTATATGATCTTCTGAACATTTTACAATGGTTTCGCCTTTTTTCATAGTAACATTTTTAGCCATTATGCACTCCCTCTAGTAAATTCATAAATTACTCTAACTGTTATTCTTACACCACCATAAGGAAATATGACTCCCTCGTCTGTTGATGCTTCTATTATTTGAGTATCAATAGCATTACCATTTCTAGTTATATCATTATCTAAAGTTTCTTCAACTACTTCTATAATTTGATTTCTAACTGTATCAATATTTGTTGTTGTTCCTTTGCCAAAAGCAACAATTAAAAAATCTATCGTTCCTCTGTAAGAACCAGCGCCAGTATCTCCAATGCTTGAAACTTCCCTTGTTTCATCACCACTTTGAACAAACAATGCTGGGAACTGTGCATCAGCAAGTTCTTCTACTTCAAAAGGCTCACGAGTTATTTTTTTAAACTCGATTGGGCTTGTTACTGCATCAAGCTTACTTATAATATCACTTGCAATATTTTCCCTTTTACTCATAACCGCATCTCTTTAAAGTAAAAGTTTGAAAAGTCTTGTTTGATTCTTTGTTCTTCTTTGTCGCCGATACTAAAAAAAGGTCGCTTTATACGTCTACGACCAACACCAAATGTATCATGGAAACTTGCAATTTTAGCTCTTTCTTTATTTGAAAAAAACAAAGTGCTTTTTAAACCCAAACTTTTAAAGTCCAAACTCCTAAACATTTTACCAGTATCAGTTAAATCTACAAACCCAGTTTGCCTTCCCCTATCTCTACGACTCCTAACAGTGCTTTTTGCGTATGGGCGCATATTACCACCATCAGGTAATTTACCTCTTTGTGTGCGAGTGGTAATCATCAACACAGCCATATTTGAAACTCTTTTTAAACCTTTGCTAATAACTGCCTTTTGTTTAGATGTTATTTTTTTTAAAAGTTTTTCAACTTCTATTGTGTTAATTTTTATATCTACTGATGACATTATCTAACTAATCTAAGGCTATGCAGTGCTTCTTTTTCACTATCTGATATAGTGCCACCACCATCTTCGTCATACTCGACACCATCTCTTAGGATGGCTTGGAATTCTTCTTCATATCTATCCCTATAAAAATCAATCTGTACTTGAAACGAATCTTTACCATCGCCAGTATCGGGGTCTCGCCACTTTGTTAGTTGTGGATATATATATTTCCATAAACATAAATAAACTACTGATTGTGTCCATTGTGAATCAGTTAGCTTAGAACTATCCATCTCAACAGATGTTATTTTAGTAATGTCCTTATATCTAACTTGATGTCTATATCTTTCCCACCATTCTTCACGAATACGTCTTAAAACATCATTTTCAGCAAACTGTAACTGATCTGTGAAGTCAGATATACCAAAACCTAAAATATCTGGTTGTATTTTTTGTAAACTTGTATTAGCAACATTAAATTCATTTGTAGCCATTATTCAACCTTTTTTGGTTTAGGTTTTTTTGACTCAATAGGTTTTTGCCACTCACTTTCAACTTTGGGTTCTGGCTTTGTTTCAGTTTTAACTTCAACTTTTGGTTGTGGCTTTGGTTTTTCTTCATAAAGCGACCAACCTCTCCTTGTCCATATATCTACATTTGGCTCGTATTGTATTTTTAATCTTTCAATAATATCGCCTTTTTTATTAGTAAGCTTCACAGTTTCCATTTTAATTTCCTTAAATGAAAGGGGAGGTTGCCCTCCCCATGATTGTTAGTTAGCTAATGAATCTGCTGTAAGTTTTACACCATAAGTATCATGGATTTCACTTACACCATAAACTGCAGTTGCTACAATCTCGTCTGCTCTTAATGAAGCATCTCTTTGAGTTTCAAGTTTGAGGTCTTGCATCATAGCTAATGCAAGTGCATCTTGAGAGAATACACCACCTATAGAATCATCAGAACCATCAACTGAAATATTTGCTGATTCAAAAATTTGTATTCCAGCTATATTTCCTACAAAGCCAGTTCTCATTGCTTCGTTTGAAAGTTCTGTTTCTCTACCCACAAATGTGTTAGTTAAAGATTTTTTAACATTAAATATTTGTTTTGGGTGGAAAACACCAAAGTATGGACCCGGAGCATTATTTGTTCTTAGCTCAGTTCCAGCTTCAAATAAATCTTGGAGAGTTAATTCTGAACCTGCCCCAGGACCTTTTTCTGTAGAAAACCCAGTAAATAATGCTGATAAATCGGCATCCATTTTTCTAGCAATAGCTTCACCAAATAATCTACCTATATCCCCTGCAACATTTCTTGATGCTGAGTTTCTAGCTAAATCAGTAAGTGTTGTCATTACACCTACTTCTGATGCAGTTATTGTTACTGAACTTGGATTTACTGCTGTATTTGAAAGGTCTGAAGCTTCACTTACTGCACCTGCGGAAACAGTAGCATATATTGGTACTTCTACTGATTTACCACCACCTGCGATAGTGTAGTTTCTTACTAAATTTCTCATTATTGATTGCTCACTTGCAACGAATAATGCTTCTGCAACGATCTCGGTATATAGTTCCGAAATGGTTGAACTGGTAGTTTCGTTTGCCATTTAAGACTCCTTTAAAAAAAACAATTAACTTAATGAATTAATCACATAAGGTTGCTTATTCCTTTGCTTCCTATACTCAGCATATTGCTTTTTATGCTCTGGATTATTCATATCTAAATCGCTCAAATTTAAAGGTTTATTGAGCTCTGTCCTATCCACATTTGACACCGAGCCACTGCCACTTGGAGTTGCAGTAACAAAGTGTGGGTTCTGTGTTAAAAACTCTTGCACTAACTCGTCAGTCGTCAAAAGCTCCCCATCTGAATTATACCTTGCTAATCCTTTTGAATCAAGTATTTCTACATTTCCACTTTCATTTAGTTTCATTTGTGGTTGTAAAAGGCTAACAACTTGTGCTGGATTTATAGCTTTATTTTTTGAAGCTGATTCTAATAATGACTTATTTATTTTAATATCAACAAGTTGGCTTTCAAGACTCGCCTTTTCCTTATTCCATTCTTGAGTTTTATTTTTTAAAATTTCTTCAAACTCACCCTTTTGTATTTTTTGTTTTTCTTCGGCTTCTTTTTGAACTTTAATTGCATTGACTGCGATATCCAAATCTTCAACCCCTAATTTTTGGTAAATTTGGCTTCTTTCTTGCGCCAATCTTCTTCTAACCATTTCTTGTACTTGTTCTACATTGTAAGTTTTATCAGTAACTTTAGTTTCTTTTTCTTGTACTTTTACTTCTTCTTGAGTTTCAGTTGTTGGTTCAACTTTTTTTTCTTCCATTATTTGCTCCTATATATCCCATTTGGGGTCTGTTGGAATCCAAGTATGTCGACATCTATAACCACCTCTTACTATAAAGGGGTCACCAGTTGATTTACCCTGCCACCCTTGATTATTCCAAATATCCCGAATCTCTTTTTCGGTTAATACTTTATTTAGCATATTAACACAGAAAGGTCTACTATCCCTAACTAAAGTGCCAGTATAACGATAATGTTTTAAACCAGCTTCTTTTGCTTTCGATACAGTAAACTGACCATGAAACTGCATAACTGAATCATGTGCTATTTGACCACTGTATCTTCTTAAATTATTTCCTGCTCGATCGGAAGCATATTGTGTATGTAGTTTTTTTATAGCTTCTTCAACTTCTACCTTTTTTGAATCATCAAATTTATTCTCGTTAATAAAATCAACTAATTCATTTATCTCACGAGTATTTGATCTTTGATAAACACCATTAATATGTTGCCTTATGTTTTTAACCATATCCTCAAAAGGTCTACCAGCTATAGTGCTTTGATAAACTTCGTCATTAATTATTTTCAAAAACCTTTCGGCTATATCTTCAAAACCACTAAATGATTGGGTTTTAAGGGCATTTATAGTAGCGAGGTCAACTTCGGTTAAATTTTTGAATTTATTTGGTATCGGCATTTTACCAAACGTATCTAATACAACTTTAGCAATTTTATTATATTCTTCATTTATTATTAAATCAGCTTCATTTAAATACGTTGCTTCAATAATTTGCCTTAGTTTAGGTTGTAACTGTATCGCTAATCTTTGTGATACAAGCTGACCTTTTGTTACCCTAGTTACTTCTTTTACAACATCTTCCTCCAAACGATATAATACATTGATTATTCGTTCTTCATGTTGATCAGATAATTGTTCAAGTATTTTTGACATTATAAGGGGAAGTCTTTTTTCCAAGCTCTAATTGACCAATATGCAGGAGATAATGTTTTTTGACCTTTTACTTGTTTTAAAACACCACCCATTCTAGCCAAAAACGATCGTTGTCTTGCAGGAATACTTTTTTTTATCCTCATATTAGGGTCACCAAATCTAACTTTTTTTACGTTATCAGTTTTTTTGTCCCTTACATAAACTGCAAATTTTTTAGTTTCACTCGGAGTCCTAAAAGGTTTATTAAGTGTAACTTTTCTTCCTCTATAAACTGCCATAATTACCTATCATCTAATCGTTCATTTGTTATCATGCCACAAGCAGGGCATTTATAAACATCTTTCAACTCGGTTTTTTTAAGCGCCACTTTGCACTTATAACATAATTTAACTTTTTCTTTTTCCATATAATCATTTCTTTTTTCTTTTTCTCTTTGTAGCTCTTTTTACAATCTCTTTATCAAATGTTGCTGAACGACCCAATTTAATTAGTTTGTTGACTCTTGCCATCGCCCAAGCTTGCATTGGTATTTTAGGTCGACTTCCACTTGATAGGAAAGCACCTTGCCCTTTTCTAAATGAAGCTTTTAAATCTGTTAAATTAAATAATTTTGATTTTTTAGCTTTTTCTTTTAAAGTTTTCAAAGTCGATGCTGATAAAGCTTTTCTAAATCTACTCGCCATTATGCTCTAGTCCTTCTTTTTAAAAGTGATAAAGGAATGTATGCACCAGACTTATATAACGAACTTACTTGTTTTAAAAGTTTTGCTCGTCTTGTTCTTTTAGCACCTTTTAACCCAGCTAAATATTTTTTGGGTATCTTGGTTTTTTTATCTTTTTTAACTTTCTTCTTCGCCAACTGTTTGCCCCTCAACTTCGGTGGTTGTAAATTGTCCCCTTACAGTCCTAGTCGCATCAATCTCGTCATTAATTGTTTTCATGGTAGCATTATCATCAATTACAGCTTCGGCTATCTGTTTATCTATTTCCTTATTAAATGTTTCTGATTTTATACCACTTGCTTTTGCCATTTGTAAAAATTGTAAGTCATTCGCCCAATCTCTAATATCAAATGTATCTGGGTAATTTACCGCACCATTCCATTGTTTATCTTGCCATTTAGCAAATAAAGACCATATTTGCTCCTCTGCATTTTCAAGATAATCTGCTTTTTCTGATAACCTAGCATTTAATAATTGAAACTCTGTTTGTAATGCTATGCCACTTGCTATTTGTGAACCAGTTGCCCTAACTGAACCCATGTGAGTTATTCTATCGATAGCATCAACTTTGTTTTGAATACATTTCATAATCCCATCTAGGTTTTGTCCACTTGGTTGAATAATATAAGGTTTCAAACTTGCATCTAAATCTTCTGGAACTTCTATGATTGCTCCTGCACCAGCACTAGCTTCAACATTAGGTGTTTTAACTAAGCTTGGGTGGTTTGCTAATCTAATTAATTGTTCTTTCTCTGAGTAATCGTTGTAAATAGATTGTTGTAAAAAAGCAACATCTGCTAAGTCACTGATTCCTATAGGTCTTTTTGCACCCCTCAAATTATAAACATTGACTGCTGGAATAACACCAATCGGATTAGGAACTTCATCAATAAGCTTTGGTTCATTGTCTGTATATTCTTTATCATATTCCTCAAACTCATAAGTCATTATAGATTCTTCAGTAAAAACCTTAATGATTGCTCTTTCAGTATTTATATCTTCAATAACGACCAACATATCCAAATAAAATCTTCCACTAGCTGATCTTTTATAATTCCAATTTACAATGTTTTCTGGTGTATATATTGAAACATAAGGTCTTATGTCTTGCGCTAATTCTTCTGCCCTTGTATTGGCATTTGATTGGGGTTTATCTACTATAACCCAACAATTACCATAGATACTGGCATTCATTTGCACTTCTCTCATTACTGTGTTGAAGTTTCTCCCATCCAAATCAGCATCAACTATGAAAGAATCTAATTGAGGGTCACCATCTAAATCCCCATAATCTCTAGTTGGTGGTACTCTCCATAAGAAACTTGTATATATTTGAACAACATTTTTACAATGATTATCAACTGGAGTATGTCTTATTCTAGCATCATATTCCTCTGGTGTTTCTAATATATATCTGTGTAAGTAATATCCATTTTTATAATCGTTGCCACCTAAATAACTGCGAATATAAAACTCCCAGTTTGAAATATTTGCATGCCATAAATCATGTTTACTATGTAGGAAATCTTTGTTCATTAACTCCACCTCTTAGGAGGACTAGCAACAAAATTCCTTCGTAATGGGAAATTGAACTCTACTAAATAACCAAGTGCATCATTCATGTGATCATACCCACTATCCTTATCAGGAATATGTGTGCCCTCTTTATATATCTGCCTTTCTATGCTCTTGATTACATTTTTGCAAGATTTAAGAATAAACAGATTATTTTTACCATTCACATTTTTAAGTTTTGAATTAACTGAGTTAATCCTATCCCTCACAAGAGGTGCTGTATTTCTACATCTTACATCAAATCCAGCATTTTTCAATATACTTATGTCAGTAAATCCACCAGCACTTGTTTTTCTTTGCCTAGCACTCGGGTCTGGGTAAACAACAATATTTTTATTTTTGTATCTTATTTTTATTTCCTCGCACATTTCTTGAGTATTTGAAGAATATATTTGTATTTCATCAACAACGATTATTATATCCCTTTCAATATAACATACAACTGCAGTCATGGGGTCAACATTAAAATCTAATCCAATGTGCAAAAAAGCATGGTTTCTATCGTATTTTTCAATTATATTTTTTTGTCTATTAAAATTGTAGTAAATCATGCCAGAATAATTAACAAATGTTGCTTCATATTCTTGTTGAAATGTTCTAATATCTAAATCCTGTTTAGCCTGTTCTATTTCTTTTTTACTTACTTGACCACCCTCTAAAGTTGTAAATTTAAAACTTGACCAATCTTTATTTGTTTCTCCTTGCTTAAATAATTCATAACTCCAGTTACCAAAACCTCTTGGACTTCCACAAAACAAGGCATGACCTCCAGTATCTGAAAGTGTTGGTCTCAATACTTCATACCAAGCTTCTTTGCTGACGTCTGCGAACTCGTCAATCACAAGGAAATTTATCCCAACACCACGAAGGGCATTTTCGTTATCTGATCCCCTTAATGTAATTGTAGAGTTATTTTTAAGTAAAAAAGTTAAATCACTATGATTAATATTTTTGACCCATTTATGTTCAATAAGTTTTTGTTTAAGTTCTGTCCAAACTATTTGTTTAGCTTGTCTATAGGTCGGCGCCACATACCAGACTTTTTGATTTGATTTACTTGCGAACTTAGCAAGTTCATTTATAGCAAGATATGTTTTACCGAATCTTCTTCCAGTAATTAATACTCTAAATCTTGATTTTTCTTTAATAACTTCTGTTTGAGGTTTTGTTAATGGCATTAGTTAGTCCAAGGCAATGGCTCTTCTAATGAAGATTCCTCTATCCTATCTTGTTGCCCTAACATATTCTTTCCTAAAAAAATAAGCATACTTACATTTCCATTTTCACAAGCTCTCCATTGAAGTTGTCGCAACCTCATTTTTTGCTCTGCCCTACCTTTTGTCAGATATTCCGAATAACTCTTTTCTAAAAGGTCTGGTGAACAACCGAAAAAATCGCCCATCTCAATGTTCGTACACCCTAATTTTGCTAATGTTGTAAGTTGATTTGTATCTATTTGATATTTCTTTGGTCTAGCCATAATCCTCATTTTCCCTTTGAGTAAAGTATTTTTATTAATTTTATTATTTACATAAATTCAATATCCTTTATCAAGCTTTTTTTGTTCTTTTGATAACCAAATCCCACATTCCATTTTTTCTTAAAACTTTTTTAAAGTATTGCGGATATTTATTATAAAGCCATTCCGTTGCTTGTTTTTCACCCTCGGCATTCCTAGAAACTTGATGACCACCTTCCCCTCCCCAATAAACACAAGTCGGCGCCACGTAATTAAAACGACCTATGCCTTTATCTGCTATAAAATATTTAATGGTCATCTCATGGCTTTCTTTTCCAGCAGTATAATCTAATCTTGCTTTACATTCCTCTCCCTCATCTCTTAAAACATCGTGATTATTAATCACACCTATAACATTGCCAACTATGTATTTTAAATCAAAAGAAATATTATTTTTCATGAAAAAAGGATTATCAACTGGGTATGTACCGAAATATCTAACTTTATTTTTATTACACATATTAAAAGCATGATTGATAAAATCTTCTAAATCTTCAATTTGCATTAATTTTTTGTTGTTTACTTTTGTTGATATTGATTTTAAATCGTCATCTAACATAAAAATATGTTCGCCGATTTTATGAGTTTTTTGGATAAAATTCCTTTGTTGTGGAATCCCTCTTTTACCAACAACTATATCTGCATAACTATTTGAATCTAAATAATCTTTATAAATTGTTTTTTCTTCTTCATTTGCAACATAAATAAAAATGTTTTTTGATGGGATATTTGTTTTTGATAAATAATTTAAAGTTTTTTCTTTAAGTGTTTTATGCCTTTTAAAAGATGGAATTATTAACTTATACATTTAAGAGTTTATTCCTATCTCTTGTTTTATTTTTTCGGCTTTTTTGATTTCTTCTGGAAGCATTATTTTTTTGGTTTCTGTTTTTGCTCTATTAAGTTCATATTCTTTTGAACCACAATAAATCATTTTTTCCCTATAATAACAAACTATTGAGATTCTTTCAAAATAGCTTATTTTTTTCGGCTCAGTATTGCCATGAACTTCATGAACGTCAAATAAAGCAACATCGCCATGCCCTATATCTAAACCGACACCATATCTAGGCAATACTGTTTGAAACCCCTCATATTTTCCTCTTGATATTACACCAAGATTACCAAACCCCTCTTTTAAATCTCCTTGATCTTTATGACCAGCAGTTCTAAAATTTTTATTAACTGTAACTGTAGTAAATGCAGTATCTTTTATAATAAAATCTTGAGATGATGAATCTGCCAAAGCTTTTTGTATTTTGTATCTGTGGGGTGCATATTTTTTAAAAACTTGATTAATGCTTTGAATATATGGAATACAAAGGTTGTATTCGTTAAAATGTGATTGTGAAAAAGCAGTTGTTCTACAATATGGTATTCTTGGATATCTGTCCATAAAACCTATGACTGAACTATTTACTGGCAGAGAATAACTTGTTTTTGATAATTTACCATTACTTAGGATAGGAATATATTTACTGCCATTTATTTTTCCTATTACACGACCATCAATTTTATCGCCTATTTTATAAAGCTTATCAATATCTCCAGAAGCTGACCCTCTATTATTTGATTGTCTTGCTGATTTCCTAAAAGGTATTCTTGCGTTCTCTAATACATCGTTGGGAACTGCATTTTTTTTTAGTACACACAATAAGTCGCCATTTTCTTTAAATACTTCTGTGTCTTCTGTAATTAAATGTTTTATATGTTTTTCTGTTAAAAATGCACCAATTAAACCATCAGCTTCTTTTTCTGACATAACTGGTTGTAATTTAAGGGTTTTCATTATTAATCCTTTAAGTTTTTTTCTTCTTTTAATAAACAATGAAAAACTGCATCAGAAATATTGTCTATATTATTTTGATCCCTTACCTTTTCAACTATTTCACGAAACTTTTTTTCATTCTCTGGTTCATAAAATAATTGTATCATTTTAACATCATTTAATAAATGGTTATCATCATGTATTACTTCTCCAACTGGCTCTAAAAATTCTACTTCTTCCTTACTAAATAAGCTATCAAGTTCATCATTAGTAAAACCAGTCATATTTAAATCAATATCGAAATTAAGTAATTTATTTAGTTCATCTTGTAAAAGCTTGTTATCCCACCCAGAATCCTCATTAACTCTATTATCAGCTATTCTATAAGCTTTTGCTTTTGCTTCGTCTAGGTCAGCTTGTACGACTGGCACATGGGTTAATCCAAGTTTTTTGGCACCCATTAACCTAGTATGACCTACTATGACCACCATATTTTTATCAACTACGATTGGTTGTTGAAATCCAAAATCTTTTATTGATGATGCTACTTTTTCAACTGATTGATTTTTTCTAGGATTGTTTTCGTATGGTATAACTTTATTAATTTCAATATTTTCAATATTCATATTATCCTCTATAAATAGTTTTTATTATTTGAAGTAAGTCCTGCTGGTATGACTGCATCATTATCATCATGATTAAATTTTACATTTTGATAAAACTCCATATAAGAATTATGAAAGACCCTACCTATTTTATCCTTATCCGATAATTCTTTTGGCACATCCTCAAATCTTTCAGTTTCTTTTTCCAAAAATTTATTTTTTTCTTTTATAAATTTAAATAATTCTTTTAATTCATAATAACTTTTTTTTACTTTATAGTTTCTTTTCATAACCATTTCTCCATATCTAAAAACTCAATAGCTTCTTCCTTTGTAAAATGCCCCTCCTTTATAGCTCTTGAAACATCATAAGAATGAGCTTTAGCATATTTATGGATAAAACTTGTTCCTTTTTTATTTTCGATAGCTTCCTTAAACATTTTAACTCGCATATCATATTGATCAACTTTTTCATTTTCTTTTATTACTTGCTTTTCATCTAGATATTTTTTAGCTGAAAGCCAAAATGCAGGTTGTTTAGCAAACTGTTTATCTTCTATACCATCATAATATTTATTATACATTTGAGCTAAAACTTGTGGCTTATCAATCCATTCTTCATCTAGCTTAATATAATTTTTTTCTGCTATGCCCTTACTAACTTTATTTTTAACTTTATCCCAAAACATATTAAAAAGGTTTTGATTATCTATTTTCCATTTTAGGGTTTTAGTAGAGGTTGGGGTAGGGGTATGGGGTTGGGGGGTTTCATCTAGGTTATCTTTAGGTTTTTTCGGTCTACCTCCTAATCTACCATTTACTTTAGAAGCTTCAATCCTTTTATTTATATATAAAAATTCTTGAAGTTGACGCT